TGCAGCCGTGTTTGCCGCCTTTAAAAACCACGACGAACAGAACGCCCTGGCTAAACTGCTGGTTGACGAAAACGGCGAACCCCGTCAATTAAACGACTTTATAAAAGAAGCCCGGCCACTAACAGAGCAGTACAATGTGGAATGGCTGAAAACAGAATTTTCGCAGGCAAAAGCATCGGCACAAATGGCGGTTAAGTGGGAAGGTTTTAAAGAGAACGCCGACCTGTACCCTAACCTGCAATACAGAACGGTTGGAGATACGGAAGTAAGGCCGGAACACGCTGTTTTAAACGGACTGATTGCACCCATTAACGATCCTATCTGGAACAGCATTTATCCACCCAACGGCTGGGGCTGCCGATGCAACGTAACCCAAACCGATAAAGAGGTTTACCGCCCCGATGAAGCCAAAGGTTTTGAGCCGGATAAAGGTTTCGATTTCAATCCCGGAAAGGACCAGAAGCTTTTCAGCGAAAAAACCAGTTATACCGTAACAGGCAAACAGGCCACCGAGTTGGAAAAGCAGGGGAAGGAGTTGTTGAAAGAAAGAAAATAGTTACAGGTTGCAGGTTGCAGGTTAACACGTAACCTGTAACCTGTAACTTGTAACCCGTAACTTGTAACAAATGACAGATTTTCAACAAAAGATTGCCCAGGTTACCCGCGAATTGCCGGAGATTGTTAAAAAGCTTCCCGCCATTGGCAAGGTTGAAGGCTTGCAGTTTATTGGCGACAATTTTGAAAAGCAGGGCTTTGAAACCAAAAAAGGCACTTACAAGCCCTGGCAAAAAAAGCGCAAAGGCGAAAAGCCAACACTGATTGGCGAAAAGCGCGGCGGCTCGTTACGGCGAAGCTGGGACAGCGACACCAAAACAACGGCCACCACCATCGAGTTTACCAGTAATCTGCCTTATGCCGGTGTACACAACGAAGGGTTGAAAGCTGGCCGCCCGCCCGGTTTTACCATGCCCGAACGCCGCATGATTGGCGACAGCGACGCCCTGAACGACAGGATTATGGATAAGGTAACCAGGGAAGTGAGTAAGGTCTTGAATAAATAATCGTTGCAGGTTGCACGATTCAGGTTAACATGTAACCTGTAACCCGTAACCTGTAACCCGTAACAAATAAATTATGCTTAACGACATTTACCAGGAAGTAAAAAGCGCCCTGCAGGCGATTACCGGCAGTTACCCGGTGGAGTGGTTTAATATGCAGTACGAAGGTGTGATCATTCACGAAAACGGGTTTTTTGTGGAGTTCCCGGAAGCACTTCTGTTCGACCAGTTGACAAAGGACATAAGGCGAACGCCCATAAAAATACGGGTGCACGTGTACAGCAAAGTAATAAACACTGCCGATGGAATTGCCGACGCTGACGTTGCAGCACACGAAGAAATTGCGCTTGAAGCTTTGGACGCGCTCGACAAACAGGAGCTGATAAAAACAACCACCATACCGCCCGTGGTTGAAGGTGGCCAACCAACCTACACCTACGAAACACTTTGCACCCGCCTGCAATTCCGTGGCTGGCAACACTGGCACAAATGGAAAGGGTGGATGGTTACTTATGTTGATTTTGAGTGTAAAAAGGTGTTTTGATACCTTATTCTATCTGCTTCAGAAATTCACAAAGGTTTTTCCATGTGTATAGTTTTTCCATGCGTTCAATTTCTGTTGTGTTGTTAGTCAACGGATTTGTAATGTATGATTCCCACATTTCGGTTAATTGCTGTCGGTAATGGCTGGCTTCAGCTTCTTTTAATAATCTTTTTACAGCATTTTCAATTATATTCATATTGGCATATTTGATTGTAAGTTAAACTTATAAACGGACAAAGCCGCCACAGGTGTGCATTACAATTCACAATTACCAGGGCAATATGAACCAGTACTGTTGTTTCCGCAAGTACCACCATAGCGGCTTTGCGTATCTCTGAAATAATATTCAGCACAAAACCAGCCCTGTAAAAAATATTGAATTGTAATGCTCTGCAAATATAAATAACCACCTAAATAAACAAAATTGAATCTTTCTAAATTAGTATTAGATTTTAATATAAATAAAAAAAAGCCGGGTGGTTAATCCGGCTTTTTTATTATATGAATAAATTTATTATTGAAAGAATAATTACAATTATAATCAATGCTTTCAGGTACCACCCGTAACCGGGAGGAAAGCGGCGTTTAATGTAATCGAAAGAATCGTACATGATTATAATTTGCTTTTTGCTTCGGTTGAATTTTTGTTGGTTACGCCGGTTGTTTCGGCTGTGTATTGCGCTTCGGTAATCATTTTCATGCTAACCTGGTACTCCATACCGCGGCTGGTTCGCATACCACCAGCCACATAAATAACCACGGCTTTTTCATTCATAGCTGCAACAAGCTGATGTTCGCTTTTCAAATCGTCGTTGCGGAGCAGTATGGTTGCACCTGCGTTGGTTAATACAGTTTCGGCTTTTGCAATTAGCTCAGTGGATTCGGTGGCTGTAAGTCCCGTTACATTTTTGTTTGGTTTGTAATTGAAAACAAGTTTCGATAACCCGTTTTCGTATTTAAACGACATTAACACCGGCACGAAAACACCTTCGCCAATGGTAAGGCTGTGGGCTTCGCGGTCGGCTTTTACTGCGTCCTGTACTTCTTTTTTATCCATACCGAAATTAACGTTTCCAATGGCTTTTATTTGCGCCGGAGATGTGATGTAAAATAGAACTGCAACCGATAAGAGAATAATTTTTTTCATGATTAAATACTTTTTAACTGCTGTTTAAACGGTGAAATTTACAAATAAAAACAAACAAAACACATACCAATTTTATTGTGGTGTTTCCTGTTTTTGTTTCAGTTTGTCGAGTTCGCGGGCGGCTGGTATGCCGAGGTAGGTGCTGAACGTGCGATCGCTGATGTGGTAGTTGTGCTCAATCAGGTTTTCGAATATCCATTTCAGGGTTGCCCCGCGTGCCTGGTGGCGTTTGGTAATTTCCTGTATTTCGAGAATTTTACGAAGCTGGTTTTTGCGGTTGTAAGCCATTTGTAATTGATTATTGGTTATTGATTATTTATTATTGATTATTCAATATTCGTTTTTAATTAATCCAAGTTTTTCGAGTGCTTCCTGCAGGGTTACTTCGGTGCGGTGGGTTATTTTTTCGCGGCGGCTGCCGCCACACATTACACACACTTCTTTAAACGTGTGGCCCTGGAATGTTCGCGATTTATGCCCGGCTCCTTTGCACGTGCTGCACTCGCGCCAGGCGTATGTTTCGGCTGTTACTTTATAGGTGGTCATAGTTTTTTTTTATCTCAAATAATCTGCTGGTTAGTTTTGTTTCAAAACTTTTAGGAAAGAGAGGGCGGCGAATCAACATAAAAACCGCCCATCTCTTTTGGAAAAATTGCCCCAGCATATTTTAGTTGGCTGCAATAGCTTTGTAATCTATTGGCCTTTCTTTGTCGAATATTTCATTGAACCCTAAGTTATCTGAATACAAAGCAGTAAAGTGAGGTTCATTATCTACCATTATTCCTAATACTTCAATGGCGTTGCAGTATTCAAAATAATCAAATAAATCCCAAACATTCGGCAATTCAATGTATTCGCTAAAATTAGGGTCGCTGTATATATACCTGTCACCTTTTCGTATTACAGCAACACAATGAAACTGGTCATGGTCTGGTTTTACTTTAACCGTCATAAAATAAACAAACACATGGTCAGTCTTTCCATCTGTAAACTGAGCAAAATCAAAACAGGTATTATTTGTTAAAATATCAATGACAAATTCTTTATTTACACCTCCCCAATTTTGAGGCATATTCACTAACGGATTAAGAAATACATCAAATCCAAGCTCTTTTAAAATTTCGTTGTCATGGACATAAGTTCCGTATTTATACTTTGGATTATCGAGATATTTAAAAAAATCTTCATCCCTAAATACATTTGCAAGTGTGTGAACAGAACACCACCCATTTGTTTTTTGTGCGCTAAAATGTTGCATAATAATCTTATTTTAATTTTAAATTGTTATTAAATTCCTCCCTAAAAAACATTAAAAATTATCGTTTCATTTAATCCAAGTTTTTCGAGTGCTTCCTGCAGGGTTACTTCGGTGCGGTGGGTTATTTTTTCGCGGCGGCTGCCGCCACACATTACACACACTTCTTTAAACGTGTGGCCCTGGAATGTTCGCGATTTATGCCCGGCGCCTTTGCACGTACTGCACTCGCGCCAGGCGTATGTTTCGGCTGTTACTTTATAGGTTGGCATACGGCATTTATCTCAGATAATCTGCGGGCAATTTATAATTCATTACTTCATTTTTTTCGGCAGCCAGTGCTTTCAGTTCTGATTTTATGCGCCTGACCTGTTTTTCGCGTATGCTGATTTCTTTTTGATGATCCTCGAGTTCAGCTATCAGCTTATCCATTTCTTTAACTATACTGTGATACTTTACTTCTGCTTCAAATCCGGTCATGATTTTATCCTCTTTAGTTTTACAGTTACCTACTTATCTTTAAAATTCTCATGAAACCTGTAATTGCAGTAACACAGGAAAGCGGCCAGTACAACCCATATTGCAACAAATATTATCCAGTTCATGCTTTTACCCTCCTCAACTTTATTGTGCCGTTTCTGCGTGTTTTTACGTAGTGTTTGCGCTCGATGTAAACGTGCATTTGTTCTGTTTCCTGTTCAAAATACAGGGTGTTTTTCATTGTGCAGGCCGTGCTGAAACCCGGCACAATGGCGGCAACAATGCTGTCGGCAGCGGCTGGGGTTGTTACTTTATAAGTATAAATTTCGCAACCTGGGCGCTGTGTAATGATTAAATAAGCCGATTGTGCATTACATTTATCAACAAGCAAGGCAAGCAGCGTTGCAATGGCCAGCACCATGATTGCACCCGATGCTGCTTTTTCCTGGTTTCCATACTTTTCAGGGTCGCGGCCCTGGTGATTTGTTGTTGTCATAATTTCTGGTTGTTTTTTGGTTATTACTTCATTTTAAAAATGTCTTTTAAACTTTCGAACATTTCGTCGCCCGACGGTGGTACTTCAACCACTTTGTAAAATTTTACGGCGTTGCGTATGTCGGCCTTTGCCTGCAGTTCGTTGTCGGAATAAATGGTGGTTTTCATTTTTTTACCGTATAGCTCGAAATAGACTGTAAATTGTTTCATACTTGATACTGGCTACATAAATATGGGTGAATTAAAAGAAAGGCCGTTTAAGCCCATAATGTCGCGTAGCTTTTCGCGAAGTTCGTCAATGGGAATGTCGTTGCGTTCCGTGTACTTTTCTTCTTGACGAAGCCACTGGTCGAACTCGTATAAACTTTGGCCAAGCGCTGAAGCATTAACTGCTGCGAGGTGTTCGGCATGTTCGTCGGGCAGGGTAAAGGTAAGTTTTGCTTTCATACCTGATACTTGATAAATTAAAACATTGGCTTTGTGTTGTCCTTCAAAAACGGGTAGCGGCTGTAAACCTTTTCGATTAATTTCTTAATCTCTTTTACATCGCTTTGGTTCCGGGAATGGATCATCATTGAATGGTTCGTCCATCCAATGGCGTCGGCCATTGTCTTGTAACTGATTTTATGGTCGAATTGACTTAGCAATATATTTGCAATTACCTGTCGGGTGTCAGCCAATGTGCGTTCGCGCTTTTTTTCCATCAGCTCTTTCGGGGTGATATTAAGCGCTTCGCAAGCCAGTTCGATAGTTTCGTACATTACGTGGTGAAGCAGTTTTTCGGTAACCGTAACCAGGCTGAAAGCAATTACCGTTTTGCCGGGGTGAAACTGAGCGTTCCATTGTCCGGCTCTGAATTCGAGTTTTGAAATCCACGGTGCAAACTCGTCTAAATATTTAATGTCTCTGATTGCCATATTTTTAATTGCTTAGTGAATACCTGGCAACGCGCTTGCTGCCGATGGTTACTATTGTTGATTTGATGTTTAACCCTTCGTCGTGCGAGAGGTCGTAAATGCGGCCTGAAAGGCGCAGGCAACCGAATAGTTTGAAAGCCTGCAACTGGGTGATGCTTTTACCGGCTTCGAGATGTTGCCTGATTAGTTTGTTCTGGCTTGCGCCTGTGGCTGGTTGCGGAATTACTGTTTTGCTCATGATGTGCTTAGTATGATTCGTAAACTTTCTTCCGGTTTTCTTCGATGCGTGTAAGGCTTTCGTCGAGTTCGGCATCGCGGTCTTTCAGGGTTCCGGCAATGGCTTTAATGGCTGTTTCGTCCATTCGTTCTTTTACCGAATTCGGAATGGCTTTCAGAAATTCGACCTGTGTTTTGGCAGTGTCGATAACTGTGTTGAGCAGGTTGCGGATTTCTCCGGCTGTTTTTACGTCGATTTCGCCCGACTGTAATTTGCGGATGGCGCTGAATGCTTCGGCGCGTACATCGGTTAAAGTGATTCCTGTGTTACTCATGTTGCTTAATTTTATTGATTTGACGTGTTAAAACTCCTTTTGCTTGTATCAATTTCACCACATCGGGCGGATAGTTCGCATAGCTGTTTGCAGCTAAATTTTCGGCGTTGGTGACAATGATAATATCGTTTATGGTTGGCGGTTGCTGGTGGTTGAAGCCGGGTTTGAGGCGTGGTTTACGGCCGGTTAAATCAATGCCGTGCCGGCGGCAGAGGTAAGCCAGGTAAGCCGAGCGTTTGCAAACGCCTTCCTGGATAAACCAAAGTTTTTCAACCCTGCCATTACGCTTGCGTGTGTACAGGTAGGGCTGCCCGTTGTGAACCGTATTGTGCGGCGTGTGGCCTTTTTTAAACATGGTTGCCGCTGCTTTTGCGTACACTTCGGGCGGCATTTTCTGCCCTTTGTTTACGGGCACATGGCCTTTTTTAAAGCGGCCTACTTTGCCCGATTCGGCAAGGTGGGCAAATGATGCTTTATGCCGTTGGCGAAGTATTTCTTTTGGCACAACCAGCCCCAGCACTTTCATACGCCCATGAACCGAATTGAGCACCCGCCCCAGGTGATTGCCCATTTGGTTTAAAGAAAGCTGCAGGTAGTTCTGCCTGATATAATCGTCTTCCGACGGGGTGAAACGTTTCATACTTGATATTTGATACTGGTTTTAAAAAAATGGCGGGGCCTAAAAAGGACGCTAAGAGATAAACGGCCCCGCCAATAACTAAACTGAATATGAACTATCGGCTTATCCTGCAGCCGCCCGCGTTCCCTGCCCGACTTCGTCAGTCAGGCGGGCCTTTTCTCCAGAGACCAATAGCACCCGTTTATGGTCTGGGTACACCGACCGTATTTTAAAGCGCGGCAAAGTTTAGCCTGATTGGTACGTAACGGCCTTCGCTGTCTTTGCTGCTGATTTCCATGTAGCGCACAGAGCTGTTGGTGGTGATGCTTTTGCGGATAAGCTCCATTGCATCGGCCCACAATTGCCCTTTAATGTTTAGTTGCATGAGGCCAAAAATCCGGGCTTTATCCAACCGGCCTTTTTTGGTTGTAAATGCCTGGTTAACCAGCACCGATAAATCCTGATCTGCGCCTTCTGTTTTTGAGCGAATAAATTCGTTTAGCTTTTGCTGGGCGAGTGTGATGTTGTTGTCGAAATCGATACGGTCGGCAACGTTTACTTCAATCTTTATGCTTTTGTCGAAGCTAAGCAGCGAGTAATTGCCTTTGCGGTCGGTGGCGGTGATTTTTGCATTTACCAGCATTTCGGAATAAATGCCGTCAGTAATTTCGAAAGCTTTCGATTTAAAGTCTTTCAGCATTTCGCTCAGCTTTTCGGCCTGGTTAAATACTTTGCCAATGAGCAGTTCGTTTTTACGCTCGAAAGCGGGCACATAATCGCGAGGAACTTCGTTGCCGCGGTGGTCGTGCCATACCTTGTCTGTTTTTTTGTGTAACATGTTTTAAATTATTATTGATGAATGATTACTGATTATTGTCTGGCCTTGCGTCTTTTCTTAGCAAGTCTGTTTTGTTTTGAGTAACTCATTACTGAATGTTTTACGGGATAATATTCAGGGTGACCACCATCAAGAAAAGCGAAATGGTGTGCTTTACGATTTGCATTTACGTCGTTAATTCCTTGCGCCAGAAATAAAGCTGCAAGCATTGTGAACATTCTGAATTTTGGATGCCTGTTGGGCTGTTGTTTGCTATTGTTTGTCATTTTATTATTGTTTTAAATTGTATTAATAATCGTTTAAATTGCCGTTAATAAGGTCGGCCTGGTAGAATACCGGCATACCAATCTTTTGTGCCAGTGTGTGCTCGATGTGTGCGCCACGGCTTTCAGTCCAGTTGGTGAGCATGTAAATCATGCTGCAGTCGCACATGGCTTTTATGTCGTGTTTCATGTAGTCTTCCCAGGTGCGATCGTGGTTGTGGTCGAGTTTCATCGGGTTTACGGGTTGCAGGCCCATTTCGGCAAGCAACAATTCAGCTTCGGCAAAAAGTTCCGATGCGTTTTCGAGACCCGTTATTTTGCCCGAAATGTAAATTTTCGGCATGGTGAATTTTTGTTTTGCACTCATTTTAAAATGGCTTTAAAGGTGTTTTCGATAGCGCGTTTTGTTTCGGTATTAACCGGTGTGCATACCCGTTTTAGGCGGTATTCGGCGATGCGTTCGAAAAGCACGTCGGCCTTTACGTGGTTTTGTCCGATTATCACTGCGTCGTCGTCGTATTCAACCCACTCGTCGCGGTTGTGGTAGCGTTTTTCGTACCGGCCAAAGGTGCGCTGCTCAACGGTAAAACCGTTTTCGCGAAAGAAAGCCGCTATTTCGGTTTGTGTGAAAAACAGTTTTACTATCATACCCATGCATTTATAAGGTTTTGTTTACCGGCTTTGTACAGTGGCAAAATGCCCACATTTGTTTCGTGGCTGTTGTTCCATTGGCCTGCAAGGCGTTTCTGTGCGATTTCGATGTGGTGGTCGAGCAGGTTGAGGCGGCGCAGTTCGTTGCTGTCGTAGTTGTCGATTAACGCGGCTTCGATGGCGGTGCGTTCGGCCTGCATTTTGTCGAGACGTTTTTGTAGTTCGCGTTGCGACGGGTCGCTGATGAAAACTGGTTTCGGATTGTTCATTTTGGTTTTTCGTTTAATGATTATTGATTCGGTTGAAAAAAACAGTTCGTAAATGTTCCAGGCGAGCATTGCCAGGAACATGGCGGCGATGATTGCGATTGCTTGATTTAAATTCATGTTGTTACTTGTTACTGGTTACTTGTTGCTTGTTACTTGTTGCTTGTTGCTTGTTGCTTGTTGCTTGCTTCTGGCTCTTTGCCTCTGCCTTTGCCTTTGCCTTTGCCTTCTAATTGCAGTGTATTAATGTTTCGATTTCGGCAGCGGTGATTTCGGAGACCATATCGAGGTCTTTCGATTTGCGGTTAAAGGCAAAATAAAGAGAGCGTAAACGGTCGGGTGCAATCTGGTTATATCGCTCCACCGAGGCAGCGCGGCAGGCAATGGCTTTTACCTGTTCGGTGGTAGCTTCGTGCTTGCCCATTTTTTTCAGCCAGCCGTAAATGGCGGCAATGAGGCGCTTGCGCCAGCGGTCGGTTTCGGCAAGTGCCGGGTTCACCTGGTAGTCGATGGCGTTGCACACTTCGATTAGTTCGGTTACGTTGAGGTCTTTTGATGAATCGACCCCGTATTGTGCCAGGATTATCGCCTTGTTTTCGGGCGAAATTCCGGCCTTACCGATAAGGGTGTGAAACCTCTTTATCAGTGCGTTTTTATGTTTGTCGATTGTTGTTTGCATGTTATTTAATTATTAAGTAAGCGATTAAAAAAGGTATGATAAAAAGAATCAGCGTAATAATGTAGCCTGCTATAATGGCTGCTATTTCGTGGTTGATGTCGTTGTTTTTCATTTTTATAATTTTTAATTTACTTGTAATCCCAATACTCTGCGGCCCCTTTCGGCCAGATTGTAAAAGGCTCCCCGCCACCGTAACGGCTTTCGGGAAATGCCTTGTAACCTTCGATGTAGATTTTCACGTTCGAATCGTATTTTATCGATTTGGCAACGTTGCCATGTGGGGCCCGGCCTTCGGCGTGAGAAATCCATACGAAAAGTTTGTGCGTAAATTCATCCATCAATCTGCAATACTCTTTGTAAGTGAGCCCGGTATATTGCAGCGAGTCGATGAAAATAATATCAGGGCTTTTGCGGCGGCGAAGCCGGTCTTTCAACTCTGAAATGGGTTCTTTGTCGAGCAGGTTGAACCTGCGCTGAACCTCTTTCATGTTGTGCCGGACAATGGCGTTTTTTATGGTTTCTGATAATCCTTCCTCCAGTGAATCGTATGCAACCCGTTTGAAGGTGGCGAAATATTTCGCCAGTTGAATTGCAAAGTCGGTTTTGCCGTTGGTCGAGTTTGCCCAGGCTATCCACGAACCTTTCAGTTCGGGTCGGCCAAAGCTTTCGAGCCATTTCCCGGTAAAATCGAGCGTGTCGCCACGATAGGAAATGATGTCGGAAACGGTTAGTGCCCTTTTAATTCGCATTTACAGCGTGTTAATGAACGTTAGCGGCGCTATTCTTCGCGCCAGTTTTTTTCGGTTGCCTTTTTCACTGCGTGCACTTTACGGCGAACGCGGCGCAAGTCGCTCTCTGAATCGTTGATAATTTTTTCGATTTCGGCTTTGGCGGTTATGCCGTTGGCTTCGCATATAGCCACAATGTCGGATGCTGCAACGCCTTTCAGGTTGATACATTTACGACCGAGGCGGCTCCAGATTTCGTTATAGCCTTTTTTGTTGAGGGCAAGGCCGCGGCGCAGTTTCTTTTCGAAGTGGTTGGTGGCCGACAGTATAATGCCACATTCATCTTCGAGCTGATTGTAAAGGGTGATGAAGAAATACAGAACGCTGTCGATTAGTTTGTCGGCTTCGTCGAGAATTAACATCGGGTGATCGGTGGTTTTCAGGTTGCGAACTATTTCGTTCATCATTTCGCTGATGCTCATTCCGGCAGAATCGAGGCCCATGGAAATCATAAGCTCAACCAGGAATTGCTTTTTGTTCCAGTAATCGGAGCAGGTAACCATATACACGTGGCGGTTGAAATCGGCAAAGTGGCGGAATGCAAAGCTTTTACCGCTTCCGGCATGGCCTGTAAGTGCAAGTACCAGTGAGTTTTCTTTTGCATCTTTCAGGAAAGTGCTGATAAGCTGGAAGTCGCGGGTGGGCACGGCATCCCAGTTTTCGTCTTTGTAGCCGATTTGGGTTGCAATATTGCGCCACATTTCGGGCGTAATATGGTCGGTTTTGCCGTTTAAAATAAGGCTAACGGTGGCAGAGCTAACTCCTTTAAGGCTGTTGGCGGCCTTGTTCTGGCTTTCGTAGCGTAAAACGTAGTTTCGAAGTTTCGCGGTGATGCGTTGGTTACGGATTGATAATTCGTTCATAATCATTCAGTTTTTATTTATTAATACATATCGAAAATTGATTCGTCTTCTGGTTCGCTGCTGGCCGCTGGCTTCTGGCTTCTGGCTGTTGGCAGTGCTTTTTTAGCTTCGCCCAGGCGGTTTTTGTGCTGGCCGTGGCTGTCGGTTATCAGGAGTTTGCGAAGGGTTGTTTCTTCGAGTTGCGGGTTGGCTGCAATGGTGGCCCTTACAAGTTCGGCTGCTTCGGCGCGTTTTTCGATTACAGTTTCTTCAAGGGCTTTATTGAAATTACGGACCAATTGCAACTGGTCGCTGTCGCCTGGCTTGCGGTCTTTCAATGCCATTGGCTGAACGTACTTTTCGGTAAGCATAAAGCGCACGGTTCCATCTTCGTTAACAGCAAGGGCCTGTGTTAAATCTTCCGGATCGTACATGGTATAAAAGCGGGTTGAGTAGTGTTCGCGCAAAGCAGGGTCGAAACAATCGAAGTCGCGTTCGATACCGTTAATGGTCGGGTGCAGGCCTGAACCATATACCAGCGACGGTTTTACTGTGCGTTCGCCAAAATAATAAAGGTAACTGGCTGCAGGAAGTTCGAGTTTCGAGCTTTCGGGCAGGGCGTTGAATGCTTCTGCAAACTTCTGCACTTTTTCTGCACGTTCGCGCATAATCATATATTCAACCTGTTTGCATACGCCTTCGAAATCGGGGAAATCGTGGCGGTATTTATTCAGAAATTCGATGTTTGGCTGTTTGTCGCGGTCGCTGGTGATTCCGAAGCCCGACCAGTTTGGCATCATCTGGCAGTAGGTTTTATTGAGGCGGTTAAAGTAAGGTTCAATTACTTTGGCTTTGGCGTTCTTGGCGCGGGCGGGCGTGCTCTTTTCGGCAAGCGCTTCGTATAGCGGGGTGAGTTGTTTAATAGAATAACGGTCGGATTGAATCTGGTGTGCCCGGTACATGTTGCCAAACAGTTCGGCGGTGTGGCGGGCTGCATTGCGTAAAGCTGCTTTAATGAGTTCGGGCGTTTCGTGGGTTCCAACGGCGAAGCCGAGCGGGTATTTTTGCGAGGCATCCAACACCACAACAACGGTTGGCCGGTGATGGTAAGTTGTTTTGCCGTTTTCGAATTTCTGATAAAGGAGTTCAACGTCCCAGCCGTCAATAGTGAGATAGTAAAGCGGGGCGGTTGGTGCAGAGCGTTTAATCTGCATGGCTTTTTTATTGCTGAATGCAACAGAGCCGCGGCGACCGGCATACGATACCAGGTCGAACTTATCGCGCCAAATGGCAACGGTGGCGGCTGTTATTTTTTTCCAGTTCATGCGTTCGGCTACCTGGTTGTACAGGGCGCGAACCTGTTCGTTGTCGAGGTTGCGAGGGTCGGAAATAAGTTCCAGGATAAACGATTCTTTTACATCGTCGTCAACCTTTGCTGCTGATTTGTTCATAAAATTGCGGTGTATCAGGCTTTCGGGGCCGTTGGCCATGTAGTGTTTATAACGGTCTTCGAGGCGGCGGGCATTGGCGGGCAAGTTGTGCGGGTACTTGGTGCGGTCGAGTTCCATAACGCCTTCGCAAATTTGCTCCCATGCGCGTGAGGCCCGGTGGCCCAGTGCAGCGCGTTTGGCTTTTTTATCCGAAATCAGCCGGTGGATTGCATCGAGAACCAGGGCGTTGGCGTAATATTCGCGCTGGGTGTCGGCTTTCAGAAATCGGCCATCGGGCAAACGGAACTTTTCGAACAACTGACTGGCTTCGGGGTTTGGTTTTATATGTGCTTCCACCTGGTTAGTTTTTACGGCTTTGTAAGGGTCGCCCACTTTTTGCTCAATGAGTTTACGGAACCGCTCCGGTATGCTTTCGTAAGCAACCAGGGCGGGAGTATTTGCACAACCACGGCGCACAACACGAATGTTCTGGCGCTGTGCAAGTTTATGGTAGGCGTTTTTTGTAATTATGCCTTCCCTTTCGAGCCAGCTGACTTCAATTGCCAATGTGTTACCGTGGAATTCCATTTTATTCCTGTGTTAATAAATCCTGACGTGCCTGGATAACTTTATTGAGGGCCTGAACGGCTTGATTGTGCCTTTTTGCTGATGGTCTGCGTAGTAATTGCCTTACATTTCCGGGAGTTGTACCGAGCATTTTGGCAACTATATTATTGTCGCCGTAATTTTTTTCAGAAATAAGTTTGTTTTTGTCATTCATATTGCCGTACTTTTGTATTGAATGTGTGACAAAGATATAAAAAGTTCTGTATATAAATACAGAAGTTTGAATAAAAAATTAATGAATTTCGAAATTAATGATAGAATAGCTGATTTTATTAACTTTACAGGAGTTACAAAAGCACAATTTGCAAGAGATTTAGATATTTCACCAAGTAGATTAGGCAATATTTTGTCAAAAAGAAACAATCCGGATGCAGAACTATTAACTAAAATAGCTATAAAATACAGAACATTGAATCTGGATTGGCTATTTACCGGCGAAGGAAATATTATAAAAGAGCCAGTTATTGTTGTTTCTACTGAAAATAATCAAAAAGAAGACAATATTATTTTTATCAATAAAATAATCGAGCTTGCCCAGGAAAACGGAATGTTAAAAGAGGAGTTAAAAGCTTTAAGAAAAAGGGCCGGTTATACAGGCAATAACCTGGCAGCAGAAGCATAAAAAAACAACTTATACAGGCACAGGCAGGCACTTTTAAGGCAAAATCATATCTATTTTAATGCTTATTACCTCATATTCAACCTATTAAATCATTTTTATTTTATTATGTTTATGTACTTATGGGGTACTTTAAACGCTGTTTTTGGCGTTTTTGTGGGTGTTTTTTGTGCTTATGTGGTAGTTTAAAGTATCGTTTTTATCGTGTTTTGTCACTCCATTTGTCACTCCATTTGTCACTTTTTGTACATTTTTACAGGCAAGGCCATAAAAATACCAGGTATTTTGCCGGGCTGTT